TCCACCTTTTCTAAAAGTTGATTTTATACACTTATATATAAGTTATACAAAAAAAAAGATAAAAGTTTATGGATTATTATGAAAAATTTTACAATGACCTTGAAGGTGGTGAATTAGGTGAAAAAATAATTGGTGAATATTTCAATAATTTAGGTTATAAAGTGGAACCAAATTTAAATAAGAATGCTGATTTTGATATTAAAATACACAAAGATAATAAAGTAATATCATTAGAAATAAAAACAGATAATTATTATCTAAAAAGACGAACTAATAATATGGTATTTGAAGTTAGTTGTAATAACAAACCATCAGGTCTAAACTCTACAAAAGCTGATTACTATATTTATTACTTTCCAGAGGAGAAGATAGCTTATATGGCTTCTATATCAAAAATAAAGAGTATAATACCACAATGCCGAACTACTTATGGTGGTGATGGAATGAGAGCTAAATTATATTTGGTAGATAGAACTGAATGGGGTAAAGAATTTAAAATAATTAAAATTAATTGAAATGAAGACCAAATAATTAAAAGATTTCTAATAGTGACATATAAGAATAAAAAAAACCCGTCAAAAACATAAGACGGGTTTTTTTATTAAGCAATTTTTAAGAAACCAAGAGCATCTTTATATATTGTTCCAGCATCCAGTCCTGATGCAGATGTTGGAAGTGAACTTATATTAATAATTGTAAGTGAACTATCATCAATTGTTCCAGATATTGATATTCCAGTTGGTTGTATCGTCATATCCATGGTATTACCAACATCAGATGAGTTAAATGCGATAGATTGATATGATATTGTTAAACTTCCCATTTCACCTGTATCGTCACTACCTGTAGATAAATCTATTTGACCTTCTGAATAAACACTTATATCAGCTGATAAACTTTTAATGCCATCAGATGAATTTATACTTACATTTGATTGAATATCAAGTGTATTAGTAATATCAAATGTTTCACCATCAGTTTCATTAATAGATATTGTTGTTCTACTTACATCCCCAATAATATGTTGTGTCTTGTCTTGTAATATTAAGATTTCTCCTGTCTCATCAGCTTGTTGTATTAAATTCAACATTGCTTGTCTGTTTGTTGTTGTTATTTGTGACATTTTTTAGTAATTTATTTTTATGTTTATCTTTACGATAATATTTTTTTTTATTTTTATATATGTTTGGTCTTGTTGCCATTTTTATCTAATCTTATATGTCTATAAACTATCGCCACTATCTTCTGATTTATTTTTAATACCTAAAATACTATCTTTACTTCTAAGAAACATAATTCCTAAAGCTAACCATCCACTAAGACTTTCAGCACTTGCCTTTCCAGTCCATAGCATTGCGCCACTGAAGATAATTATACTCATTCCTAATAATGTCGTCACTAAACCCGATTTTGTTATTCTGTTCATAGATTAATCTTTTTTTTTATTTAACTCTTTGTTAAGTTCTTTAATTTCTTTAGTAAGGTCTTTAACACTCTCACATAAGGTATCAAATTTTTCAGTCATGTGTTCATATTTATTTAAGTGGTCATTCTTTAATACATTAAGTTCATTCTTAGCGTCATATGCTACACTCTTAACTTCTTTTAATTCATCCATAGTTCTTTTTAGAAAGTATGATATTACACCTAACATCAATCCACCAATTAAGGTTAATAAATTAAATATTTCCATCTTTCGTAGTGTTCTTTTTTTCTTTTTCTACCTCAACATCTTTATCTTTAATGACCTTTGATAGTAGAATAACATTTTTAGTTTTATAATTACCTCGTTTTTTCTTATTCATAAATAGATTATATTTTTTAATCACAAAAATCACAAGGGTCTATGTTACCAAGTGGAGGTAAAGGTCCTTGAAATCTTCTACCACTGGTAGCTATACCTGAAAAGTAATTAGATACATTAGGTTTAATACTAAATGATAAAGTATTTTGATAAAATTCAGGAAATTCATTAGGATTATTCTTAATAAAATCTCTCATTCTTTCACTATAGAATTCAGCATTATTCATAACCTGACTTCTTAACCACTTTATATCATCAATACCTGATGGTTGTGAATTATCAGATGACTTTTGTGAAACAGCTTTATTTGTTAATTTAAAGTTAATAAATGGAAGTGAATGATATACAACCCATTCACATAATGCCGGTTGTATATATTGTATCATAAGTTGTTGATAAAAACCTGTGTAATTTGGGCAGTCATCTATCATTCTTTGATATAAGTTTTGACCTAATACTGATTGTATATTAAGGTCTTGTGCTTTCCAAATGAATTTTTGTATCAAATCAACATCAACATTGCTTTCAATAACACTCATTTTAAACACATAGTTGCTTGTTATGAATAATTTATAGTCCATTCCCATCGCCTTCAGTTATTTTTTCTATATCTAATTTATATTTATTTAACACCAATTTAGAAGATGAACCATTAAATCTTAGTAGTTTATTATAAACAGCCTCTACTAATTGTTGTTTTGGGTTTATATACATTGATTGAAACATCTCCAAACTTTCTAATATAATACTTTTTTGTCCCATTTCACCTGGTGTATTAACACCAAATATACCTGGATTTGTTACTGAATGTCCTGTTAGAATTCCTTGTGTAATTTCTTTATTTAATTCAATAAATCTTTCATCTGTATCACCTAATTGAACTGGTGTAATCTCAGGAGCATTTTCTTTTCCATCTGCGAATAGGAACATTACCTTTCCTGCTTTAGTCGCACCTTCGTAATCTGATTGTAATTGTCTAATAACATTTCTCATCTCATCATCAGATGGAATACCATTATTGAATGTAATAGTCATAGATGGTGCGAACCCATTATCAACTTGATTTTTATGAAATAAAGAAATTGAATATTCTAAATCAATATAATTTACACATGGTAGATATTCCGGTTGTCCGTAAATCTCAGAACCTGGTCTATATTCTTTAACATAAAGTATTTGTGATGCTACTGGATTTTTTGCATTGTAAATTGGTTTCTTAACTGGTGTATATTTTCTTGTGTTTGACCAGTCATCTGAATAATAAATATATTTTTTACAATCAGATACTCTTACTTTATTTGCTGGTAGATAATTTAATTCTGCTATTTTACTTCTATCTTTTGAGTATATAATCTCAACAGCGAATGCTCCGAATAGTTCTAAGTCATAAGCTGTTCTAAAAGCTATATCATTTAATGATAGTTCATTATAAGGATTTGCTAAGAATTGATTTGCTATTCCATCTAAATTATTTAAGTCCCATCCATTTCCACCAATCATCATTGCCTTTCTTTTAAGAATAGCGTTGTGTTTAGCACTTCTATTCATAAGAGAGATAAGATAATCAGGATATAAATTGTCCTCCCCATAAAAGATATAACCTGCTCTTGATGCTTTCTCTATATATTGAGGTGCATTAGACGTGTTAAAATTGTGGATTACAAATTGTATTTTCTTTTTTTCTTCTTGTTCCATTTATTTTATTTTCTTTTTTAATAATTATCAAAAGCAGTAAATGTAAATCCTTCTGATGCAGTAAATGATATAAAAGGTGTTGATGTTCCTGTAATCATTAATAATCCAGTTTCTACTAAACCTATTGAATTTTGTATATTTAGGTCATATGCCGTTGCCATTTCATAAACTGAATAGTGATATTCACCTGCTGTTAAATTCATCACTACAGATGATGTAAGACTAACTGGTGTTCCTATTGAAAGTGTAAAGCTATCATAATAAGGTGATGTTGAAAAGTTATCAGGAGAGATTATAGTTTCAACTAAAGTATCTCTATTAGATAAAGTCCAAGTGTAATACGGATTAATCGGATTAATTACCTTCTCTGATAATGTCAGAACCACCTTGTGGCTTTGTGTTGTTGATAGATATAACATCAGTCTCTTTTGATTTTTTAGATTTTTCTTCCTTACATTTACATTTTATGTCTTCACATTTATCACATACTAAGTCAAAAAACTTAGGTTCTTTCTTATACATATGTGGATATAGTCTCTCATCTATAAATTTACCTATCACATTTCTATTCTCAAATGGAACATATATAAGTTTATTAATAAATTCTTCTTTAAGTTTTATCATAATAAATCTTTTTTTATATAATAGACGCTTTGTTATTTTTTCCAAAGTATTAAATAAAAAAAAACCCCATCAGAACGACAGGGTGAAAAAAGGATAAGAATAAGAATATGAAAAACCTTTTTATACTTAATACATATTGTTTAAGAAATTACACTTAAAGCCGCAGCAGATGCAACGATGTAAGCTGGTTCTGGTTCTTTACCCATAAAAGTAATAACCGCACCATTTAAGTCACCATATGCTTTACCTAATCCTGGTGTAGAAGCCGAAACTCTAATTGGATTTTGGAAACCCATAAGGTGATAAACACCTCTTTGGTCTTTGATTATAATTCTCCATTTACCTTGACCTAACAATAAGATTTGATTTCTTAAAGCAGCATCAAGTTTATGAAGCGTAATAGATAGCGTTTGTTCGTAGAAGGCTGTTCCATTCTCCGTGCTGAAAACTCCATTTTCGGTATAGGAACCTGTTTCAATCTCTTGCTCAAATGTATAGAAAGATACGGTCGCTCCCGCGAAAGCATCTATAACATTAGAAGCAGTAAGTGAATAAACTAATGCGTCAGCATTATATTCACCGATATAAACCTCCTGAATACCACCGATGTTATCTCTACATCCTAAAGTATATCCGTTTGTTAATACACAACTCATTTTATTTATATTAATTTTTCTAAGCTTCTGGGGCTACTCCTTAGCGTTTC